AAGGTATGTGGTGTTTACCTGGAACCCAGTGACCAAAAAATTGCAAATGAGCAGAGACTGGCGCGGCACCGGTGAAAACGTGCTGATTTGGACAGACAATCTAAAACCTGAATTCCAGTTATTGTCAAACTACCAAACTTCACAATGGATTCGGGACTACATGGTTGCCAACTGTAAACTCATGATTGGTGAAGCTCGCGAAAAGTTTGGACAGATTGCCGGACCACAAAACGGTAGCAGCCTAAACGGAACTGCAATGAAAGCAGAAGCCCAGACACAAATGGATGCTCTAATTGAATCACTCAAGACCTATGTAGACGGCTCACAACCACTAACTTGGGTAATTGGATAATTAAAGGATATATATATGGACCCGAAATTTTTTAGAAAATATGCAGATTTAGTAACCGAAGCATCTGCACCAGCTGCACCAAAAAAAGAAGCACGAATATTGGAAAAACTGGTTTGGAAAATTGTTGACCTTGGAAGTGGCGATGACGGATACGAGTGGCTCACCGACCACCACCGAGGCCCATTGGGAGACGCTTGGAGAAGTTTCTTTGATGATGATGAGGCACAAGGCAGTGATATGGCATTTTCTGATTGGATACTACAACATGTTCCACATCAAACTATTGTACAATTGGCAGCACAAGCCAAGGGCATTTATGGAGATGCAAAGTTTGACATTCAATATTGATAACTGTTGACATAGTTCAAACAATAATATAAAACAACATTTAGGTCAAGATTCCGACGAATACAAATATCTATATGATCGTATCAGTTGCGGGTTGACTGGTACTCAAAAATTTGGACAAAATATTTGTCAGCGATCTTGACTTACTTCCACAACCCTGTTATACTAACACTATGGCAGACTTAATGATCGATCTTGAAGGACTTGGTACAGGTCCCGACACCACAATACTAACCATAGCTGCCCAGAGCTTTGACCCATTGAGTACAGGCTATTACGAGCAGAGTTACTATGCAAGAATAACCCTGGAAAGCCAAGAAAATCGTTCAATACAACAAGGCACTATTGACTGGTGGGCCACACAACCTGCAGTTGTTCGCGACGAAGCATTTAGCGAACAAGATCGCATACCACTGGATCAAGCATTAGACGAGTTAGGTAAGCTGATTTGGCATAGTAATCGTGTCTGGGCACAAGGTCCCACATATGACTGTAACATACTTGAGCACGCCTACAAAAGCTACAACAAACCCCTGCCATGGCAGTTCTATGCAGTCAGAGACAGCCGCACTGTGTTTAGTTTATGGCCCAGCCAGCCCATCCCGCCCACTACACACCATGCACTAGAAGACTGCCGCAGACAAATTGGTATGTTACAAAATACACTAAAACACCTCAATGTTCAGGAGTTAAAATGATTATTGGAATTTGTGGATTCATTGGCTCAGGAAAAGATACTGTAGCAGATTATCTTGTTAATTTGCATCATTTTCGCAGAGAGAGTTTTGCCAACAGTCTCAAAGATGCAGTCGCTCAGGTATTTGGGTGGGATCGGACCATGCTGGAAGGGCGCACCAAACAAAGCAGGGAATGGCGCGAACAGCCTGACAAGTGGTGGAGCGCTCGGTTGGGCCGTGAAGTTACACCTCGATTGATGCTACAGCTATGGGGAACAGAAGTCTGCCGACGGGGATTTCACGACGATATTTGGATCGCAAGTTTGGAAAACAAACTACGCAACTCTCAGGACGATATTGTAATCACTGATTGTCGCTTTCCCAACGAAATCAAATCAATCAAAGCAGCAGGGGGAAAAATAGTAAGAGTAGTGCGCGGACCCGAGCCTGAATGGTATGATGCTGCGGTCAGTGCCAATCGCGGCCCCGATGGAAATCCCACCTGGAGCCTGAGCACTGGAAAATTGCAACGATTGGGAATACATGCCAGTGAAACTGCCTGGGTTGGCACAGAGTTTGATGTTGTGCTGGACAACAACAGCACACTGGATGATCTATATCGTCAGGTCAAACGTCTGGCTCAAGATCCCCACGATTCCAATTAACATCACTGCGTTTTACTTCCTCGGCACAGTTAAGACACACAGTTTTTAAGTTGCGAATGTCGCTGTTGTGCAAATTGCCATCAACATGAAACACCTGTAGTTGTGCTGAGTATCTTGCTCTAAACCCACAGCGGTCACATGTGGGTTTTTTCTTGTAGCCTGCTGTTTGCCATCTCGGCATAGGCGGCTTGATCTTTTTGTTCTTCTTGATGCACACTTCGCAGCGACTTCGGTAGTAAATTTTTTCACCGCGGTAGCAATTTATGGCCTTGGGTCTTTGATTGCAGGCCGGACACATGGGTCGTTTCATGATGTATTTAGCTAAAACCTTACGGTAAGGGCACTGTGTCGGGGTTCTTTTTTCGGCTATCGATAAATATCAGTAGCTAGAAAAAGGATTTACCATGGCACTAATTTCACCCGGCGTAGAAGTAACAGTAGTTGACGAAAGTCAATATATTCCTGCTGCGACCAACTCAGTCCCTTATGTGTTGATTGCAACAGCACAAAACAAAGTTTCTGGAACAGGAACCGGTGTTGCTGCTGGCACACTACAGGCAAATTCAAACGTTCCTTATTTGATTACCAGTCAGCGAGATCTATCAGCCACTTTTGGCGTTCCTTTCTTTTACAAGACCACAGCTGGCACACCAATCAATGGTTACGAACTTAACGAATACGGATTACTTGCTGCTTATTCGGCCCTGGGAGTTTCTAATCGCTGCTATGTGCAACGTGCTGATATTGACCTTACTGAACTCACTGCCAGCTTGGTCCGTCCCACTGGCAATCCCAACGACGGTGATTTTTGGCTAGACACTGCCAACACAACCTGGGGAATTTTTCAATGGAATCAGACCACTGCTGCATTTACAAATCAAGTGCCTATAGTTATTACTAGCAGCACTGATCTTAATCTTGGCGGCACTGTTCCACTGCAAACCGTTGGTTCAATCGGCGACTATGCTGTTGTAGTGAATACCGATGTGACTGTTCTCAATCCAATTTATTACAAACGCAATGGTCCCAGCACCAGTTCATACAGCGCAACTGTAAACTATTCATCATCAACTGATCTTGTTGATTTATACAATGAATGGGTGCTGGTAGGCAGCGATGAATGGAAAACAGCTTGGGCAACCATTCAGGGCACAGCTACAAGTCCAACTCTTAACAACGGTGACACAGTTATTATCAACGGACAAACTGTTAACGTTGGCAACGGCGCAACTGCCAACGTAAAAATTCTGTCAGACAACATTAATACCGCTGCTATTACAGGCGTTTATTCTGGTGTTGCTAGTGGTAAGTTGGTGATTTATGCTGATTCCACTGCTACTGCAGACGGATCTACAGCAGGAGAAGGCGCAGTCATAATTGAAAACGGCACAGGAACTCCTCTTACTGCGGTTGGAATCACTGCCAAAACATACTATGCTCCTGCTTTCTTTGCTGGTGCAAGCTTTAGTCAGCCTCGTTGGAGATCAACCGATACACAACCTGAACCAACAGGATCTGTGTGGCAAAAGACCAACAACGTGAATCTCGGTGCTAATCTTGTGTTAAAGAAATACTCCAGTGTGCTGGGAACATTTATTCAACAAGCTGTGCCAATTTACCCCGATGGCAACAGTGCAGTGTATGCATTGGATCCCAGCGGTGGCGGCAAAAATATTCCTATTGGCACCACCTGGGCAAGATTAAATCCAGGCTTCACAACACCTGATACTGCTGGCCTGGAAATTTTTGAATACTATGCCACCGGAACCACAGTGATCACAGGTGATGATACCAGCCCCGGTCCTTTTGTAATCAGCAATAGTTTCTTTATTAGAGCCACACAGCCAGGCACGTCTGATTTAACTGATTCAGTTACTGTTACTTTAACTGGAACCACTGTAGCAGATTTTATTTCTGCTGTATCAGCTGCTGCGGTGCCTTATGTCAGTGCATCAGTAAACAGTGACGGTGCTATTGTGTTTACACACAGCACAGGTGGTGATATTGTAATGGGCAATATCTCTGGTATCCCACTCACCACAGCTGGTTTCAATACAACTATACAGGGTGTTAATCCTGGACCAAATAACAGTTTGATTCTGTCAAATTTCACTAGCAGTCCGTTCTTTACATATACAGCCAGTTCAACTGGTCCAAGTCAAGATCCAGCTGATGGTCGTTTGTGGTTTTATAGTTCTAACACCCAGGCAGATATTTTGATTCAAAACAACGGCGCCTGGATGGGCTATCAAATGGTAGACAATGATGTTCGTGGTTTTAATCTAACTGATACCAATGCCAGTGGGCCAATCTTCTCTGCTACTGCACCTGTGACACAAAATGACACAGCTCAGAGTCCGCTGGTCTATGGAGATCTATGGATTGATACTGCTGACCTTGAAAACTACCCGGTAATCAGTCGTTGGCAAAACATAGATGGTGCGGATCAATGGGTACAGCTTGTAAACACTGATCAAACCACAGAAGATGGGATTGTATTTGCTGATGCACGCTGGGCTCCCAACGGCACGACTGATCCCATTGTTGATCCTATTCCCAGCATCACAAGCTTGCTGGTCAGCGATTATTTGGACCTAGATGCTCCAAGTCCCACACTGTATCCACAGGGCATGTTGTTGTTCAACACACGTCGCAGCGGCTTCAACGTCAAGAGCTTTCAAGTTGATTACTTCAACGCTCAAAGCTTCCCTGATGACACACTGCCCACTGTTACCAATGCCTGGGTAAATGCCAGCGGAAACAAAAACAACGGTAGCCCATACATGGGACGGCAGGCACAGCGAGCGTTGATTGTTCAGGCACTCAAGGCAGGAATTGATGCGTCTACTCAAATCCGAGAAGAGCAACGTCAGTTCAATCTTATTACTTGCCCTCAGTATCCTGAGTTGATCCCCAACATGGTGGAACTCAACAACGATCGTAACAACACTGCTTTTGTTATTGGAGATACTCCGCTGAGATTGGCCCCCGATGCCACAGCGGTACAGGCCTGGGCCACTAACAATTCTGGAGTCGGCTTTAGCACAGGCGATGGATTAGTAACAGCTGATCCTTATCTTGGTGTGTTCTATCCCAGCTGCCAAACCACAGATCTCAGCGGTAGTTTGGTTGTTCAACCGCCCAGCCACATGATGTTGAGAACAGTGTTGCGTTCAGATGAAGTGGCATATCCGTGGTTGGCACCAGCTGGAACACGTCGCGGTGTGGTTGACAATGCTCTGCGCATTGGTTATGTGAATGCTACCACAGGTGAATTTATAACACTGGGAGTCAACCAAGGATTGAGAGATGTTCTATATGAACTTGATATTAACCCAATTACATTTGTTCCTGGTGTGGGTATCACAAACTTTGGCAACAAGACAGTGACCTCTATTGCATCTGTGCTGGATCGAATCAACGTAGCTCGTTTGGTTGCTTACATCCGCAACAGATTGCAAGACATTGGCAAGTCGTTCTTGTTTGAACCCAACGACCAGATCACTCGAAATCAAATCAGCAGTGCCATTAACTCACTGATGATCGACCTGCTCAACAAGCGTGGAATCTACGATTATCTTGTGATCTGCGACTTGACCAACAACACACCTGCACGTATCGATCGCAATGAGTTGTGGGTTGATATTGCAATCGAGCCAGTGAAAGCAGTTGAATTCATCTACATTCCTCTGCGCTTGAAGAACACCGGTGAAATTGCCAGCGGCATCAGCACCGTAGCTACCAGTGCATAAAGTATTGGTAAACAGTTTGAAAAATAGGGTCCTCGCAGACCCTATTTTTTTCTCGACCAAAACAGTATAAATAAACACATACAGGAGATATAACATGGCAGTAGCATCATTAACAAAAATGACAGTGCCTTTGGCAAGCGACCAGAGTCAAACAACTCAGGGCTTGTTGATGCCAAAACTGAAGTATAGATTCAGAGTAACATTTGAAGGATTTGGCGTTACAAACAGTGCTTCGCCTACCACAGAACTAACCAAACAGGTCATGGACTTTACTCGTCCCACATTGACGTTTGAGCCCATTGACATTCCAATCTACAACTCCACTATCAAACTGGCTGGCAAGCACAGCTGGGGTGATGTTACTTGTAACGTTCGCGATGATGCCAGTGGACAGATTACCAGACTTGTTGGCGAACAACTGCAGAAGCAATTGGACTTTGCTGAACAAGCATCAGCAGCGGCTGGTATCGATTACAAGTTCACAACCACTCTGCAGGTTCTCGACGGTGGCAATGGAACAGTCGAGCCAGTGGTGTTGGAGCAGTGGGAAATGTATGGTTGCTACTTGAGCGAAGTCAACTACGGTGACATGAACTACGGAACCAGTGAACCGGTAACAGTGGCCATGACCATTAGATACGACAATGCAATGCAGATCAATGCAGCCAGCGGACAAGCTGACGGTGTTGGTGCTGATATTGGCACAAGACCTCGTGGATCAGTAGCAACTGGACCAACCACGGTGGTCTAATAGGTCTTATCCATGGCATTTGGACAAGATTATATTTTAAAAGGTTTTACCGGCATCGAAGGTGTAAAAGATTACACACACGCCGCTAAAACCTTTTTGTCTAATGGATACCAGTTTGCGCCTCGGCACAAATATCTCTTCCATGTGTATTTTACCATCAACACTGCTTTTGTGCCTGCACTGAGATCTGCATTTGGTGACAACGAAGAAATTGCTACCATTGGCCTCATGGTAAAAAATGTTCAGCTGCCCAACTATAATATTTCAGTGGAAACCATGAATCAATACAATCGCAAGAGATTGGTTCAAACAAAAATTGATTATCAACCAGTTCAATTTGAATTTCATGACGACGGCGGCGACTTGATTCGAGACTTTTGGTATAGTTATTATTCATACTACTACAAAGATCCCAGTCAGAAGTATGATAATCTAACCAATACCAATGGTAGTTTGGGTCCTTTGATTGGCAGTCCCAATGCTTTCAGCTACAACGACAGAGACATATACAACAACGATAGAACTGTCAACGACTGGGGCTATATTGGAGAAAGTTACAACGATGGCGGCGACACATTTTCTATCAGTAGAACAGGCAAGCCACCGTTTTTTAGAGATATCAGAA